AAAGGGGTCTCACGGGTCGGCACGACATCGGCAGGCCATCCCAGGGTGTCGATCGTCTGGGCACCATGGACTTCCAGGAAGTGCGGTACCCGGGCCCGGATCTGTGCCATGAAGCGCACAACCTCCGGCAGTGCCGCACCGGTGTTCAGCCACAGCACGAGAATCTCATGCCAGCGGGGTTCCAGCAGATACAGGCAGGCGAGGGAATCCTTGCCGCCTGAGAATTCAAGGATGGTTTTCACAGGGCGATTGCCGCGGCCGCAGCCAGCGAGGCACCGGCGCCGATGTCGGTATTCGAACTCGCCACATTGGCGTTGTAGCCCGCGAGCTGCCCCTGATATTGATTCTGAAAGGCACTCATGATGTCCGGCGCGCTGGTGGAAGCGCCTGTAGTGGTATTACCCGCCGCCCCGGTGCTCGAGGTCGCCCCGGGAGTTCCGGTCGCCAGACTCAGATAATTCGCTATCTGTCCTCCCTGGGCCTGGTTCACGTCACTGATCTGCTGGCCTTCGGCCGAAAGTCCCTGACCGAACGCCTGATTCTCAGCCTGCCCGTAAGCGGCCGAGCGGTCGGCCTGAAAGGACTGCATGGCGTTGTCGTAGGCCGGAGTTCCGGGCGTGGCGCCGGAGTTCCGGAGTGAGGCATCCAACTGCTCCTGGTTCTGATTCCAGTGCGGGTCCATATCCGCGGTTGCCGTCTGATAGGCAGCCTGCTGGGCCTGCCCACCGAAAGCCTGGTTCGCCCCCTGCGTCGGCAACTGATAATTCGCCAGCGTGCTGCCGACATTCTGTCCCTGATTCGACGCCAGCCCCTGCGATTCCAGTCCCAGTCCCTGGCTGCCTGAGAGCAATGCCTGCTCAGGAGCCGACAACTGGGTCGTGGAGGTGAACTGCGGTGCGCCTTCAGGGCTGGTACCGGTTTGTGCATAGGTGGTCGAACCGGTCGGTCCGACCTGATTGACCTGATTGAGAGAAGCATTGTAAGCGGCAGCCTGCGTACCGAACTGCTCCTGCGCCTGAGCTGTCTGATAGGGATCCGGGGCGCTCGGAGCCGAGCTTTTACCCACGGCTTCCTCCCAACTGAGTCAATGCGGTCGCCAATTGCTGCGGGTTGGAGCCGGCCTGCGGCATGGGTGCCTGGGGCATTTGAGGCATCCCCGCGCCCATCCCCGGATGCACGGGAGGGGCTTGAGGCACGGGCTGTCCATAGCGGGGCATCGGCTGGTTCACGGGAGCCGATCCCATGACTGGATACTGAGCCCCGGGAATCCCGCTAGGAGTTCCTGCCGGGGGAGAGTAGCCGGGGGGCTTCATGCCGCCACCCATCCCGGGTCGAATGTTGTTTACGCCCATGATTCAATCCCACCTGTAAGAAGCGGCATTCCTCACGGAGCATGCCATAAATGAGCAGGTCGTCCCCGTTTGGGAGAACTTGGCGGATACGACCCTCGTAGATGAATCCCAGCCGTTTATCGAATTCTTCAGCGACTGTATTTCTGGCGGGAATCAACGCGGTGACCCGCCGGCAACCCAGCTGCTCGAAGGGATAGCGGAAGCCTTCCCCCAGGAAATGACGGTTCAACCATCGCTTATCGGCGACCGAGGCGACATGCATCTGGATGTCCACCTTAGTGTAATTCTGATAGACGATGCCGGCGATGATGCCCGCCTGGGTCATGAGGCCCAAAGCCGTATAGGGACTGGAGCCGAACTCGAAGATCGGCATTCTCGCGGCCACCCATTTGGCGACCATCTCATCCTGATTGGCCAGAATATGCTTCATGTGTAGGCGAAGGTAATCAGTCCTGCATGACCTGTGAGGCCTGCTCCGCCGGCCAATCCGGTCGTACCGCCGTCTCCGCCGGAAGGTCCGACAAATCCGTTGATCCCCGTGATTCCGACTCCTCCGGGACCTCCCGAGCCACCCACGCCATTACCGATCGTGCCGTTATTGCCCGACGTGTTGACGACCGTGCCTCCCGAGGCGGAACCTGCAATACCTCCCGCCCCGCTCCCAGCCACACTCGCGGCTCCACCTCCACCACCCGCAGTGGTCATGGTGGTCATGGCGAAGGTTCCTGCAGTGACCGAGCTCGTCCCGCCTGCCCCTCCATTAGTGGCACTGACTCCCCCGACACCTGCGGTTCCGGCCGCGCCCACCACGACCGCCATGGTCTTGCCGCCCTGACCTGCGACCGAGATCGAGGAGCGCGAATAGGCCCCCGAGGCGCCTCCTCCGCCCCCTCCTGAGGCCGTGCCGCCTCCGCCACCCGTTCCTGCGGCCACCTGAATGACCATTGTCGTGGCATTGAAGGGGATGGTTTCCGTGAAACTCCCCGCGCTGGCGTAGGAATTGGTCTGGGGCGTGAATCCCCCCGCCCCAAGAAAGATGCCAAAAAGGCTCACGACAGCCCGGGACCGGTAATGAGCCAGCCCGTGGGGGATTGCTTGTAGATGACGCAGATCCCGCCCGCTCCCAAAGTACGCGAGCCGGTCGAGCCGTTATTCGCCCACGTGAGCACATCGGAGGTGATGGCAATCGTCAGATTCCCCCCACCGACCACATTGGTGATCACGATCATCGTGCCGAGCGGAAAAGAGATCGAGGCATTGGCCGGGATCGTGAAGGTATGGGCGGAGACGGAGTTGTGGAAGAGGCTCTTGCCGCGATCCGACAACAGCAGGCCATAATTAGCCGCCAGCTGGTTCTGCGGCGCATCCATATAGCCGGCGTTGAACAAAGCCGGCGATGTGGCGTTGTCCCAGATCTGTACCACGGAGTTGGGAAAGGCCACGTTCGCAGAAGCGAAACCGGTGCGCGTGACAGCCAGCCAGTCGGTGGTCGAGTTGTTCGCATCGTTGGCCAGCCGGCCATGCAGGATCCCACTGGAATCGGCGAACAGATCCCAGATCTTCGCATTCGTACCCGCGGCGCTGTCGGTGAGCGACAGGTGCGCGCTGCCTCCTGCGTTGGCGATGTTCAGCGAGGCGGTCGAGTTGGTAGTGGCTCCTCCCAATGTGATGGGGCCGGGGCCTGCGAAGGTATAGGTCGGATCATCGACCGCATTGCCGAAGGTGTAGGCCGTGGGGGTGAATACGAAGGCCGCATTGCCGGTCGCCAGCAGACCGGTTACCGAATTGGCCGCATCCGAGACATTGAAGCTCAGGGATGGATTGTTGCTTCCCCCCGTACGGGCCATCGAGAAGACTGTCGAGTTGGTCCCTTTGGTCAGGGCCAGGGTCTGTGCCCAGGTCAGGGTGGCATTGGGCTTGTTCTGCCCGTCGATGGTCAGGCAGTTCTGAATGCCGGCGGCGAAATCATTGTCCTCCAGGTCGAACTTGGTCGCCGAGATCGGCAGGTTGTTGGACGCATCCGAGGTCCAGGACCCATAAGCCCGGGTATAGACCCCGCTACCGCTCCAGGGCATTGGAATTCTCCATCTGCGTCTTGACGTGCTCGCGAAATCTATCGATCAGGGGTTGACTGACCACATAGGGCAGTTGCTTCAGACCGGTGATCAGGATGTTGAATTCCTCCGCCGTGACTTCCGGCAACGTCGCGCGCATCAACTGGACGGAAAGGGTTTCAGCCATTGGGGGCCACTCCGTAGAAAAATCCGCCGGGCTTGTAGATGTAGTTGGTGCTCTGCCACTTGGCCGTGATCCCCATCACGTTGGCCCGCAGTTCCATTGAGCCGCAGTAGCCGGTGGCGGCCAGGCCGATCCAGGGTTTGACCACCTGCTCATCATCGCCCCAGAACGTGGTGTTCCACTTGGCCACGTTCCATACCGCAGAATTCCCTGAAGAGACGGGGACGACGTTGGTCGCGGCAGTCTGATCGAAGTCCACCAGCATGTTGATCGAGAGCAAAAGGTCCCCCGAGACCTGGAAGATCGGCTGACACTGGGTCCAGATCTTCAGTTGCTCGCGATTCTCCATATAGCTGAAGGCAGGCTTTGCGGTCACAAGATAGGACGCGCCGTCATCGGAGGTTGCGGTGTCACATTGAGCCACCGAGCCTACCGTTCCGTAGTAAATATCATCCCCCATGGTCTCGAAGCAGATCGCATTCCAGGGCGAGGCGTATTTGCCGAACGTGCTCCAGGCTCCCGAGATGGTGTTCTGCACGTATTGGTAGCTGGTGGAATTCACCAGGGTCGGAGTATTGATGACGAGCTTGGTGCCCATCGGGTACAGGATGACCTGCCAGCCGAAGTTGAACGCGTAGGCGTTGGCGTCGAAGTTGATGTCCGAGCGGATCTTGTCCGTGATCGCAATGGCTGGTTGGGAGCGGTCCGCCACCAGCGCCTTGGACAAGGGAGTGAGTCCATCGATACACAAAACAGCCGCATCCGAGCCGATCTTCTGCCAGCCCCGGCGTCCTATGGCCAAGGGTCTGCCGATCCGGAAATGTCCGGCCTCGTACCACGTCGCGACCTGGGCCGGATCGTAGCCCTGGTAGAGAATGACCTCTCCCTGGGTGGAGATGAAGGCCATGTAGTCGTTGATGCCGGCCGCATTGTCCACGCTGTTGGTCGCCAACATGGCAAGCGAGCCGCCGAGATTGAAGTTCGGCGCCATGGGTAGCAGTGTCAATGCACCGGCAAAGACGTTCTGCGGCAGGTAGTAGACGTTGAAGGTGTTGGCCTGCACGAACCACAAGCGGGATTTGTAGCGGATTACCTGGGAGAGCGAGGACAATGGTGAGGGACCGCCGGTCAGGGCATAGGGTGCACTTACCGTGGTGATGGCTCTCCACGTAGTACCGTCATAGAGCAGCGGATTATCCGCACCGTTGACCAGGTAGAGCACTTCCGCAGCCCCGGTACCCAGCTGGAGCCAGTCGTACATCGTGTTGGTGACTTGCTGGATGGTGTTGCCCGCACCTCCGACGACAGCAGCTCCCGCCGAGCCGCCATTGGCGTTATCGACCCGGTAGACCGAACCTACCCCGCCGTTGTTCACCCCCGCATAAAGCTGATTGGTACCCGTGAGGGAATTGTAGGCCGCGACCGTCTGACAGGCGCCCGTGAAGGTGGCGAGCGTGGTCTTGCCTCTGCGCAACTCCACCCAAGAGGGCTGGACAAACCAGTTGTCCAGGACGATCGCATCGGTCTCGGGCATGTTCGCCAGCGCATCCCGGGCGTTCAAGCCTCCCACGGGAGCTGCGATCACATAGCCGGTGGCCTGAGGCTGTTGGGCCTGCTGGAACCTGAGGGCGCGGACCTGGGAGGCGCGGGGCACGCATCAGCTCCCGAATCCAGTGTCAGGCACGTTCTGGGAGTTGAGTAGACGGATTCCCGAAGCCCTGGCATTCAAGGGCAGATTGCGCGCCATCTGCTGGCGACCGGTGATCTTGGCGACCTTGTCGTCATACTCGGTGAACTCATCCGCCCACGCCATACCGATGGACTTGAGCATCCGCCATTTCAGCGACATCGTGATGAGATCCTCGGGGATCACAGACACATCGCTATCGGCCTGGAAGCTGGTCTGTACCGGCACCGTGGGAGCTGCGGCAATAGCGATGAAGTTGGTCGAGGCGTATTCCAACACCAGCAGATCCGAGATCGGGCTCGACTGACCCGTAGGCACGTAAGGCGCCGGATTCACATAGATCATGTTGTCCATGAGCCGGTACCTCAACCGCGGACCCACAGGGGAGATACCCGATTTCAACACCTGCCACTCCTGGGCATTCACCGGACCTAAGAGTTGCCAGCGGAAGTTGCGATCCCACCCGGTTTGGGGAATGAAGTGCTCGAGATCCGAAGGATAAGGATATGCCTCCTGCCCGAATGCCAGACTTGTGTCTGTTCCAGAAGCAGCCGCTTGAGTCACATTGGCGTTCTGGCTCATGGTCACGGTCCCGGCGATCGTATTGACCGCCGTCACCATGGTGTCGTTCAGCGCAAACTTGCTGCTGATCTGCCAGCCCACCTGGACCCCTGCAAGGTTGGTCCCGGTAATTGCCGTGATCACATTGGAGTTGTAGGTGAACGTGCCGGTAAAAGGACCGATCCCCTGGAGGTTGAACAGGTATTGTTTCCTCAAACCCAGCCAGTAATCCACCGCGTTGGGGGTATCCCGCAATTCCAGCGCGGCACGGTTGGCCAGATACCAACCCTTGATCACATTGGCGTCCGTGTTGCCGATGACGGAAGTCGGGGGAGGCAACCCGATCTCGCCGAATGCCTGCTGGGTGAGGGTGAGCAGGCTCATTTACGCGGTCTCTTCGGCAGCCTTCGCAATCGCCTGAGTGCGCTTGCTGGTCTTCACACTCGCGGTCTTGATCGCCGGCGGTTGGGGCGCCTGGGTTCCCAAGACAGGTTGCTGTCTCATACCTTGCGCGAACTGGGCCTGCATCTGGGTGATGGTCGCCTGGAGCTGCTTGATCTGCTCATCCTGCAGGTTGGACTTCTCCTCTGCCCGGGAGGCACGGGCCTGCTCCATGGCGACGATCTTATTCTTCTGGCGCTCATCCAACGCCGCCCGGGCAAGATCGCGGTACTTCCGTCCTCCCATGACGGTGGCGACCGTAGCATCGGAGATAGCAGCCAGAGCTTCGACCGTGGGGATGTTCATCAGCTTGAGACTTTCTGCATAGGAGCGCGTCACCACGCCCCATTCCTCGATCGGCCAGCCGTCATCGGCCTTCTCGCCTTTCTTCATGAAGCGCGCCCAGGCATTCGGATACTTCACCGCATCCGGCTCATCTCCGTTGGCACACTGGGCAAGGACCTCCCAGGTGGTGTGATATTCCCCGGATTCCGGATCGATCGCCGTGTCATAGTCAATCCCCGAAGCGAGCGTATCCCATACCGTCTTGGAGTTGCCCGGGGCGACGATCCGGCACCACACCCGGTCCTGGAAGATGGGGAAGCCCATCGACTCGGTCAGGTACTCCATCGGGTAGGGCTTGATGTAGAACTCCACGATGAGTTCCTTGTCGAGTCCGTAGTTCACCTTCGAGTAGTCCGCTTTCGGGCTCTCGAGCGAACGCGGCGGGGCAAAAGAGGGTAGCTCGCTCATGACAGATCCTTGATGGCTTTACGCCAGCAGTAGTTGGCCCCGACCTCGACTTGCCCTAAGACTTCCTCGACGGCGCGCTTCACGCCCCAGGTCGGATAGCCGGGATTCTCGTAGTCGTGACCGGAAATGAAACCCGTGGGTTTGACCTTCGGCAGCCATGCCAGTACGTCGGCCTTGCACGCCTCATAGGTATGGTTCGCATCGATGAACACGAAGTCGAGACTTCCATCCTCCATTTCCCGGGCCGCTTCGACCGAATCCCGGATCAGGATCCTCGCCCGGTCACCCGCAAATGCCGTGGCGGCTTTCGTAGCCCCCAGGTAATAGTCCTGCTGGAGCTGGGAGAGATTGGCATGGAAGTCATCTCCTCCATCGCCTTGTTTCCACGAATCCACCATGTAGAGCGTCAGATCCGGGTTTTGCAATAGCCGGCAGGAGAGCTCACCGGCAAAGACCCCGATCTCGGCTCCCCGCGGAGACTTCATGCCTTCCAGCCAGGTCGAGAGCTTGATCCAACGCTCATCCACATCGCGGGGTTTCATGAGGCTTGCGAGGTGGGGAATCAGCCCCTCACCATAAACCCGGATCACACATCCGCAGGACACCAGCACGGGAGCGATCTCCTTGAACTCCTCGCTCTGGGTGATCATCCAGGGGGCACAGCGGAACTTCTCTCCCCCTACCGTGACATCCAGTACCCGCTCGCTGTCGTTCAGGCTTTGCGGATAGGCGTGGTGGCTTTCCCGGTAACAGGAATCGAAGCCGAACAGCCGCAGATGCCGATGCCCCAGAAGATACGCAAGCGACAGGGCTTTCATCCCCACCGTCGTCCCACCCCCTAAGCTGATATGACCCGGGTGCTCGCGCTCGATCAGACTCTGGTAACAGGTCATGGCCGCATGCCAGCAGATGAGATCGTCTCCGGCGGCTTTCAGCACCGCCGGATGACACTGACTCGCGTAGTATTTCAGACAGGAATTGTCGGGAATGAAGTTCAGGTTCTCGAAGCGCGCATCGAGCATCACATGGGCATCCGCCTGGATACCGTGCTCTTTCAGGTAGCCGTAGGCGCCATTGGTGGCATACACCACCGCTCCTGCCATCTGCATGCCGTGGATATAAAAGAGGTGCTCGGCGAGTGACGGGCCACCCCCGACGATCACGGCGGTGCGCGTATCGGTACCTCCCTGGAGCCATTTACGCGAGACTTTCAAAGCCGAGCGCACATGCTCGTGCAAGGTCTGATCATCCACGTTCGACTGCACGATGAACTCGGTCCCTGAGCCGCCGCCGACCTTCCAGACTTCAGGTACCCAGCCTTCTCTGACCTCGTGAGGTCGAGGAAGGCCGTGGAAGAATACCACCGAAGTGTTCTTCGGGATTCCGTGACGGCAATCGACCTTGTAGCTTCTCAGGCGTCCGGGATACAGATCCTGGAGGATGTCCGCATCGGGAACCTGTGCTTCGATCCACGCCTGATCGCCGCCCTCCACTTCCGGCTTGCCCGCCTCGAGCCAGCGCTGCCAGATGAAAGGATACCAACCCGCTTCCCAGGCCATGACGCCCGAGCCTCTGTGAGTCGGGTTGTAGACATCCCGCAGCATTGCAAAGTCGCTGCGGCACATCGCGACATTGTCCAAAGGGCCGGTGATGACCGTATCCAGATCGAAGTACAGCACCCGATCGCCTTCGGGAAAGGCGTCCTTTGAGAACAGCCACAATTTGGCCCACCAGCCCGAGAGACCCGCGGGGACCTCCCGGACCTTGATTCCCGGATCCAGACCCGTTGCATCGTCGGTAAAACACACAAACTGGCCGGGAAAGCCTGCCTGCAGATTGCGGACAACCCCGTCGTAGAGCTTATTGACGTATTCCGCTCCACGACCGAGGTAGTTACCGACGTTGATGCAACAGACGTTGAGCACTCAGGCACCTTCCAGCTGACCACGGTTGGCGTAGTAGACCAGTGCCAGACTCTGCGTGCTGGTCGTGGTGCCGGTGGCCGCGCGGGCTCCCAGGATCTGGCCCCCGACCGAGCTCACGACCTTGAAACGACCCGCGGTGGCTGAGACGAACGCGGCCACCCCCGGAGTGACCTGGACGGCCGTCTTGAGCGTCCAGGCCCGGCCGGAGAGCTGATACCAGGCGACCGTCTGCTGGTTCGCCTGGCTGGCCAATCCCGACCCGTCGTACAGTTTGACGATCGGGAAGACCGTGCCCTGGGTCAACGCCTGGGAGGTGGTCGAGACCTGCGCACTCGAAATCGCCACCGCGCAGGGGAACCCTGTGCTCTTGGTGACCGGCAAGGTCGTGATCAGGTAGGTCGCATCCCAGGTCACCAGCGTGCCCACAGGGAGCGCATTGGAGACCGGATTGCGCAGGGCGATGAACTCGCCCCACCCCAGGGTAGGCTCCCAGGCGGAGATCACCTGCCCTGGGGAAACAGTGAAGATCGGCGCCGGCAGTACGGGTGAGGTCACCGTGCCTGCCGTGGTCGCCGCGCTTTCCGGCTTCTGGAACACCGTGTTGAACCCGGCATACGGCCCGGGCATGTCCGCCCAGACATTGCCGATGTCGTAATCACCCAGTTGGTTGTTCTGGGCGACCCAGTTGTAGGCCACGCCATTGGTGACCGTGGTGGGGAAGCCCGGCGGGACGTAGGTCTGAGCCGCGAACGGCGACACCGGGGTTGCTTTGACTGTAACGATTCCCATGTGGTGCTCCTTAAGCGGCCAGTAACCCTTGGAGGAACCGGTTCGAGGTGGTCATGTTGCCGGCGAAACCGACCAGCTTGACCATCGCGTCCTGGTTGACCGCGAAACGCTCATCCCCCAGCGGGGCGAAGTTTCGATCCTGGTGCGGGCGGAAGAACAGGTACTTGGTGTTGAGGAAGAACATGGTATTCGTGGGCGCCCCGCCGCCGAATCCGCCGTCCAGCACCACATCGCAGTTCATGTACTTGAGCGTCTGGAAGCCCAGCTCTGCCAAGTCCTCATCCCCCACACGCTGAAGGGCCTGCATGCTCTCCAGGTAGAACCGGTAGAAGTTGTTGTCCGCGACCACCAGATCCGGCGCATCGGCCCCGCGAACCAGTTGCAGATAGACCCGGTTCATGTAGGTCTGGATCGTGGCCGTCGAGACCGCAGCACCTCCGGTGGTTACCCCGGAGAAGAACACGTTGCGCCAGAACTGCCAGACACTGGGATCGATACCGCCCACGATGCCCGAGGTCGGCGTTGCCGAGATGAGCAGCTGCAACCCACCGATTTGACGGCCTCCATCCGCCGTGCCGTTGGAATAGACATCCAGGGCGACGTTGTTGGTGAGGGTCTGCTCGGCGTTCTCGATCCGTCCTTCGAGCAGATCGATGATCGCCTCTTCGCCTGAGTTCTGCAGCATCTCGAGACCCGAGATGGAGACCGCGACAGCAGCCTGGGCGTAGTTGTACTCAGCCCCTGTGAAGACATCGGACGGGCTGATATTGAGGACTTCGTACCCGGAATAGCGCTTGTAGGTGCCGTTCTCCTGGTAGTTCAGTTCCTGAACGATGGTACGACCTCCGGAAACCGGTTTGACCCGGCCGCGCGCTCGAAGTCGATAGAGCAACGCGTTGTTCTTGGTGACGTTATCGGCCAGCTTCCCCGTACGGTTACGAAGGGTGGTGGTG